TTAAACAGATGCAAGCAAAGTAACCGCTGTTTTAATTTGATCGTTTTTCAATAAGTTATCGATATCTTTTTTAACTTGCCATGCCGGAACTTCCTTGGCGGTTTTGTTTGCACACTGCTCATTCGCATAAACAGATGCAAAGTCAAAGTCGGTTTTTTCAAGTTTAATGGACATGATTCAGCCTCCTTATCCTGTGACTGTATATTAAGGATTAATATTCGGATTGTCAATTGTAAAATGAAACTTAAGTGTCGCGGTGCTATTATCTAGTGCTTGCTTAGGCGTAGAAAAATATTGAAGGCCAGTTTTCCCTCTAATATAAGATTCAAGCTCCGACTGGCTTATGTCTTTATTCGCAACCGCAACAGTTATTGAATAAAGCTCATTGCCATTAATATTAGGCCAAGAAAAGCCATTCACAGCTAAGAAATAAAGGCCCGACATCAACGCAGTCCGTTTATTTCCATTAAAAAACATTTGACTAGTAGCAAACTTAAACCAATAAGCAGTTGCCTTTTTAATGACACCCGGAAAAAAATCATTGCCATCATAGCTATTTTGAATTGAGCCAATAATACGGTCTGCTCCTGTACTGTCCTTAATACCGTAGATAGTATCTTCACGAAACATCTTCTCAGCCTGAGCATTAATTACTTTCATTGCTTCCGTATTCAGTATTAATGGCCCCGAAGCAATAGCTAAAGACAAAGTTTTTAAAGTATTACCGTCACTCAACAAATCTAATAAAATCTGGTCACTATCCTTATGAAGCTTAATCAAGTACTTGTTGTCGGTTTTGTTTAACCCCATGTCGTTTATTAGCGCCATACTAATATCTAAAATAGTATCATTGGAGAGTCCAGCGACCTTAACAGCTTTTGTATTCATACCTTTATTATAATAAACTTTGATATAAAAAAACAGTATTATGCAAATGGAGTTAACGGCTGTTCTAAAAAGTTTAAATAACCGCTGTTCAATCTAGTCAACCTTTTGATATTCAATAAAAAAGTCCTCCACCCGCGTTAGCGAGCAGAGGGCTATTTTTGTTACCGGATATACAGGCTTTCGCCTGGGTAGATCAGGCTATAGATTGACTTGCCATTGTTAGCCGCTAGCGTGTACATGCTAATGCCGTACTTGCTGGCAATGCTCCAGAAGCTATCACCAGAGCGGACCGTATAATACATGTGGCTTACCGGTGAGGTGTATCCAGACGAACGCGAGCCATAGCTCTCCCCACCATTCACGCCCAAGGCAACATAATGATATTGGCCGGAGTAGCTGAGATAACGTGCCCAGACGTATGAACCGCGAATATACACATGATCATACACAAGGCTCTCACCCGGCACATAGCTGCCAACTGCTGTGTATCCTGTACCAGCACCAGTGCGGATGTTAACAGTCACGGACGGCTTGAAAACACCAATTTGCGCATAGTCGGTATCACTGGCTGCATTCGATTTCGCTGGCTGGCTTGGTGCCGGTGTTACAGGCACTGACGGAGTTTCTGGCTGCTTCGAGTATCCATTATCGGTGACACCAAGCAAATCAATGTTGCCATCGAGACCTTGCGACAGCCCAAATGCGCTCGTATACTGCCAAATAGCTACTCCATCCATACTCGGAAAATAACCGTAGTCTGGTTTGGTAGTTGGTAGATAATCACGGTAAGCAGCAATCCAAAGGCTGTTAGGAAATTCTTTCAGAATACGCTGATAATCGACATGTGCCAACGTATATGGCTTGTAACTGTAATACATGGGCGTGTAGCCTTCTGAATGAATGCGCCGCATACCAGCTAAAATTGCATCCGTATTAGCTGCCATATTCCCAGAAGCACCATCTTCGTAATCCAAAGCAACGATGCTTCCCTTTGGTGTCTGCGCTTTGATACGAGGCATATAACGGTCAAGTGCTTCTAATCCCAACTGGCTACTTGCACCAACACCATACCAGATGTAACTATGCACACGTTTTCCTGCCGCCTTGGCACTAGCAATTTGGCTATCATACGTCCACTGATCGATGTACGTACCACCGTAAGTCCCGCCAATCTGAGCTATGACGAACTTGTCTTGATCTGTTCCATATCGTCCACTTGCTCCCTGATACTTCGCCCAATCCGGGCCCTGATCTCCCTTGTCCGCATTGACCTGCGATGGCAGGGCAAAAGAAATAGCCGCCAAGAAGGCGACTACCAAAGTAATTAGTTTAGTTTTAAATTTCATGGTTTTGATTCCCTCTTTCGTTCAGAAAAGAATTCGCGACAGACAAAAATAATAACCGCAAAGCAGCCTATGACGTTTACGACCATAAGCACAATGACAAATGCGTCAAACCACTTAAAGGTGGAGTCAAACAACGAAAAGGAAATTATGGAAGCATAAAGCCCACGCGCACAAATGATAAGCGTAATAATGCCCGCAATCATTGATGCAATGAAATCTGCCATCTTGTACCCTCCTTATTGCTGTGGAGCAACAGATGCTGGTGCCAGCTGAGCCTTAACTGCATCCGCGGCTGCTTGAGCTGTGGCAGCCACCTTGTCTTGATTAGATGCTTCCTGATCGACTGTCTTTTGCGGATAGATTTCTGCCAGACTATCTTTCAAATCCGAATAGGCTTTCTCAACTGCATTGGCAATTGTCTGCTCGTCTGTGCTGGTGAAGCCAAGCGACTTCAAGCCATCTTTCACAGCCTGAATGGCAGTCGATTTCTTGACCGCACCGTCAATCGCCTGTGTCACACCGAGCTGTTCTGCCGCTGTTACCGCAGCATTTGCCAATGGACCTAATACCTTTACCAAAGTGAGCGCCTGTTTGTTAGCCAGCAACTGTTTTGAGATCCAAGCACCAATGATCGGGATTGCTGCTACTGCAAGTGATACTACAAGATCTGTCCAATTATTCATTTGTATCTTCCTTTCTTATTTCAAGATCGTGAACTCGGTTGTACAAGAGCTCACCGGTTCCATTTCCACCAAGTGCCTTATAAGGTTTGAACAAGTAGTCTAGGTCATTTAGATCCGCTGTGCTGACATATCCACGATCTAAATATGTCTGGCACGTCTTGTATAAGTCGTGATGTTGTAACCCGACCATCGCTGTTTTGAGCAATTCAACCGAATCCTGTAAAGCTTCTGCTTCCTTTTTACGGTCTAGTTCATTTGCGGCAACCTCGTTTAGCCGTTCCTTCTTGTTGTCTTGCCATTTACCATACAAGATTTTGATCCACCACATCAGCACACCAGAGACCAGCCCCGCTCCACCCAACTTTATAAATAAATCCACATTGTTCCACTTCCATTCCATAAAAATAGCCGCTAGCTTTTGCTGGCGACATAGTCACTGCCTGTGATTTGCTTGTATTGATCTGGGGTGATCATTACCGGTACATAAGGTGTTAAATCAATTCCCCAATTATAAAGCTGTACACACTGATCATAATTAGTCACTTGATATCACCGCCTTTAACTTTGCTAATTCTAGAGTATTTGCAGCGATCATCTGCTGCTCAGGTGACGGTGTTGGCATTGCATCAGCCGGATAAAGATCAGCGACTCGCTGCTGATCGACAACAATTTTACCGTCAACGAGCTTAGAAGCACCTGCGACAATCTTTTTGAGTTCATTCTCATCTATATCAACCACATTATCGCTTGTGTAGTCGGTCCCCCATGCATAAATGAAGCCGTCGGCTTGTGTATCAAGTCTTACTTTCATATCTATCACTCCTAATATTCATAAATACCAATCAATACAACACTTCCGGCAGCCCCATCTGAATTCTTTGTGTTACCAACGATGTGATCATCATAGGCATAAACGTACTTTGAACAATTAGCATTGGCATAATTCATGATGGGTATAATTCGACCAGCCCCTGGATATTTAAGCACACTAGTTTTTGAGATCTCGCTTTCGCTGATACCTGTACCCGTAAATGCTCCATTTGAATATGCACCCCATACTAGTTTCCAGCCATTCAGACAATCCGTAATCTTTTTTGAAGGGGTTGCAGACTGGGCATTACCTGACCAGCCCATAAGTGAGACACCTTCCCACAAAGGGTTTGAGACGTTATTCAGTTGATAAATTTTTTCTGCATCAAGGCTGCTTGTGTTGTAAGTAGCGTTATCCCCCAAGCCACTAATTAAATCTGAAAGCTCCAAAACACCCATCGAGATCCTGCTAGTGTGCAGTTGGGTTGTTCCATCAGTTTGCGTAATGTATGACGACATGCCATCCGGGTTTAATTCAGTATGATATTTTTGACCGTTTGGTTTGCCATTGGCATCTTCAATGCTTCCGTCAATAGAGTATGAAGTGCCATTCAAGGTCAAAGTACCAGATGATAATATGCCTGATTCATTAATAACCGCGTGTGAAAAAGGAACATTAATCTTAGGAGAATTGATGATCGCGCTATTAATTGTCACGGCATTTAATTCAATGATATTCAGAACTGCCTGAGCGATTGAATCGGGAATCCATGAAGATCCATTCCAACGTTTCAAAGCAGTTACAGAGCTCATTGTATCACCAACCCACCACAACGAATTCGTTACAATTGTTTCAGTAGGAGTTGCCGTTTGTACATAAGTCATTGGTACATTTTGACTGCCCGGAGGACCTTGCGGGCCAGTATCGCCTTTGGCCCCATTGGTGCCTTGATAGGCCACGCTGTAAGACGTGTTCTGTGTCCCATCTGTGTACAATGTTACTGTTCGCGACCACAAATAAGTCCCTTGTGATGCTGGCGGGATAGTTGAACTCCACGTACCAGATGGTGCAGTGGTACCGTTAGTGCCAATCTGGTAGGTGACTGCTGATGATTTAAGCCCAATGCCATCAGCACCATTGGCTCCCATTTTGCCAACGCTGTAAGTTGTACTGGTTGATCCATCAGTCATGGTAATGATCGTTCGTGACCACAGATATTGATTAGCTGCAACATTCGGTACGGCATCAGACCATGTCCCCGTTGGGGCAGACACCCCAGAAGATCCAGCCTGATAGGTCACAATCGACGATTGTATGCCAATACCGTCTTTCCCATTTTGTCCCTTATTCTGTTTTGCCAGCGTTTCAGCAAGAGCACGATATTCGGCACT